GCATAATGCCGTTTGCTGCGTTTGTAATCGAACAAGTGGCGGTAGCAGAAATTGTTGCGATATCAGGATTTGTGCGCAGCTGAGATGCGTAAGTTCTGCCTGTAATGTTCACAGGGGTAGACCCATCGGAGGTCATCGTGACCTGCACCGTTTCGGTGTCACCTCGAACAAAAGTTAGATTCTGAATACCGGGTTGGGCCATACTTGACCGATACTACCACTTGACTCGATTTGCCCAATATGCCGCAGACATTTTACCTTTAGCGATATTTTTGGCATGACGAGCTTTGAACGATTCTCGTCGCCGTCGATAAGCCGCCGACTCCCCAGCCTTTTTCGGTGAACCACTAACACCCTGCTGACCGAACCGAATCAGTTTGACCGTGCCACCCTGCTTGGCCAGCACAGCATGAGACTTTTTGGCGTTCGGGGTACGTTTCGGTTTGTTGTACCCAGCAAAACTTTCACCACGATATTTGATGGTCATTGAGATTTCCTTGCTGTGCGGCTTGCCGCTTTCGCCGCTTTTGTGTTTGACACAAACTGTTTACCTGCCTTGGTACCGGCACGTTTCTTTTCACTGGTTGCGCGATACTCGGCGGCACTCAAAGACCTGATTGCTTTCTTCGGTAAATATCTTTCACCAGTAGCCTTCGGACCCTGCGTGGATGGTTTACCAGATTTGGTTCCCCATTCTTCTTTAGTCCATTTGCTCAGACTGCGTTGTTTGCTTGTTTTACCGCCCTTATATCCGCCGCCAGATTTCTTGTATGCCTGAGCAAGAAGTTGCGCCTTTCTTGCAGACCACTGCCCTGGCCTGCCACCTTTTCCGCTGGCCATAATCTGATTTTTCAGTCTTTCCCGCAAGCCGGGTTTGGTGTAACTCATCTGTGAACTCCCTTATGCGGCAGGCTCGTTGGGGGCGACAGGAGCACCCTCGATTTGCCAGCGTTCTGTAGCGTGTTTTTCAAGAATAGCCGAACCGTCAATCTGCCGGGGTTGCAAACCCTGCTGACGCAAACGCTTGTAAGCGGGCATATCTTTCGACCACCGTTTTTCACGGGCGTTAGCCTCACCGACAGACGCACCTCGAGAAGTGGTGGTGTTGGCCCCGATACGGACTCCTGCCACCTTGCAACCGAAACAACCGTCAACATCTAGGTTCGGGTGAATTTCCCTATGCTTCAATGTAAGCCCCGTATCCTGCCGCTATCAGGTCTGTTTCTTCTGTGGCAGTCAAAGGATGTAGATGCCCGCCGTGATAGATGTGTGCTATCTCACTGTCGTCTGGTTGAGATTCGGTGAACGAGCCGTTGGTCAACTTATATACGTTCCGGCCCCGTGGAAAACCAGTCAAATAACTGAAAATGCCGCCGCCTGAACCGTCATCGAAACGTACCAAGGGGTCGGTGGGTGGACGAAACGTAGCCATCGCTTGAGAATAGCAAAAGCCCCCCGCCTTTTATCCACCGCCCGAATGAAAGTAGGTTGAAGTGGAAGACGGGAGGCTGTGCTATTCCTTGTTAAAATAAACTACTTGTACCAAGTCCGCTTCTTGGGCTGGTTTGTCGCAGTCTTTTTGCCCTTAGTAAAATTGCTTGTCATAGGACGCACAACAGTCTTAGGCTTTGAATCCTTGGCCATGAATCTCTGAGTTTTGGTTTCCGAAACAGCGTACATATTCCCACGCTGGCTTTTTACAGGAGTCCTCATCGTCAATCCCATTTCTATCGCAGAACCAATCCGGTTCTTCTTGACTGAATCAACAGTCACACTTGTAGGTCCAGTCGGAGTGCCGTATTTCGTAGCACGACCACGGGCATCCTTGGCGGCTTTTCTATTGGCGGGAGAATATCCGTTGTCGATACGCGGGTTTTTCCCCGCAGGCTTCTTTGCTGCTTTCTTTGCTGCCATTTCTACTCCTTAGTAGTTAAACGGACATTAACAGACTGTGTGGGGAGGGTTGCCCCTCCCCACTTTGCAGTCATGTTACGAGTTTGCGCCGATGGACGAAGCCGACTCGATGCGGCGGAGTGCTTCCTGACGGAAGACGCTGTAGCCGACGAAGTGCTTCCATCCGACCGGACGGAAACGCTGGAGCAGGTCCGTAACGGTGCCGTAGACGATGCTTGGCTGTGCACCGTACTCGCCGCCGAGCGACACGCCCTTTGCGAGAGCCTGACGGCCCATCACCAGGGTGCCGTACACGTCAATCGGGCCTGCCGCACCTGCGTTGTCCGAAGCGTTTTCGAACAGCGGGGCACGTGCCGACTCGATGAAGCGCACGTTGTCAATCATGCCGATTTCTCCGTTGAACAGACCGGCAGGCTGGGTGTACTTGTACGAGTCACGCCATCCGCCAGCGTCGATGTTCGAACGGAAGTCGAACGACACGTCGGGGTGGATGAAGCCGACATACGAACCACCGATGGTGGGGACGTTGGCTTTCCGCAACTGGGCGACAGCTTTACGCACATCGTTGATGTGCAGCACGTCGTCGGTGTTGATGGTTGTACGGCTAACCGGGTCGGTTGCACCGCCCGTGGCGAAGATGACGTTGCTGCCAGCCTGAACCACGTCGCGGACGATTGTGTCAATCGACAAACCTGCGTTGTACCCAACGGCGTTGGCGGCCACCGGGTCAACAGGGATGAACGAAGATGCCCGCAACTTGGCGGTTGTGACCGTTGCATTGCCGTACTCTTTTAGGGTCACGGTGATTTGGCTGTCGCTCATAGCAACTGGCGTAACGTCGTCTGCTTCACCTAGTTCGGTGGTGGCAGCGGCCAGGTCAGCAAAGACCGTGAACTTGATGGATGCGCCAGGGTTGGTGGCGTTGGTTGCCTGCACGTCTGCGAACTGGTCGTAGTACATTTCAGGGCGAAGGGCAAAATACGCCAACTTTTCGAACGCCACCTGGTCGGTGGTTAGTTGGCCTGTGCCCGTTGATGCCGCATAATATGGCATTGGGGTTTGACTCCTTTAGTCGGTTGAGAGGTTGATTCCTTGTGCGTGTGCCTCTGCAAAAACCGCCATGAGTTCTTCTTCCGAGTTAGCGTCGTTGATTCGCTTCACCCAACTTGATTCCGCTGCGACCGTTTCGGCCCCAGCAGCAATCTTGTTGGATGTCTGCCATGCTTGCCTGTCCGTGTCAGCGGGGGTTGGTGTTGGTGTAATCAACTGTGCTTCTTCTGCCGCCAGCCTGATTGCTTCTGGGGAAAGTTCGCCGTCGTAGCCTTTGACGAAATACTTGAACTTCACGTCAGCCGGGTCAATACCGGCTTTCAGGAAGTTGTATTGTCTTTTGGTTGTTTCAGCTTCCGCGATGGCCTTGCGGTATTCGCGGTTTTCTTTCTCCAGTTGTTTCATCCGCGCCCTGACGGGGTTGGATTCTTGTGGCTGGTCGTCATCCTCGTAGTCGAATTCTTCTGCGATGTCTGACATATGGCACTCTCCGTTTCTGCCCACACCCGAGCGGAGGACTGGGGTGGCTGCTTCAGTTGGTTACACCCCGCTATGTACGCCACGGTTACGGGGGATACCCGTGGGTTCTGGCACTCGGCCTCACCCAAAAGTGTAGACCATGTTTTTAGACTTGTCAACTATCCTTCGCAGCAGTGTGCTTTGTGACCGCAGTGGGGGCATCGCCAGCGGGTAGCAATCGGGTCGTACTGTTGTTCACAGTTTTCGCAGGTCACTGTGTTGCGGTGCCAAGACCGCCGATGGTGAATTGGTTGGTTTGGGCGAAACCTCCACCAGCTTCAAACTCTGCTTGGCGGCGACGGCGGCGGGTTGCGATGCGTTGGGCTGCGGCAGCTGACGTGCCGAACGTTCCGGCAATCTGTTCTTCACGGGAAACTGCCTGCTCCCCCGCCATCTGTGCCTGAAACAAACCTTGCTGTTGGGCGATGGCTGAGAACCCTTGACGGGCCTCTGATTCGGTTACGCCCTGCCGTGCAAGTTCTTCGGCTTCTTGCTTGGGTAGGGCCGCACCGGTCTGCTGGCGGGACTGTGCCGCAATCTGAGCAGCCTGTGTGCGAGTACGAAGCACGTCAAGGGCTACAGTCGGGTCCAGGTAATAGGAAGCAAGGTCGGAGTCAGTCATTCCGTAAAGCGTTTGAAGCTCATCTCGAACCTGCTGGGGTGCGTTCAATGCGGCCCGATAGCCCTCATTGATGCGGGCAGACAGTTCATTAGGAGAGATGTCTTGTTCAATGAAGTTACGTAGTTGTGTTTCGGTGTCGTAGAAGCCGCGTGGTAAACCGCTTGCCCGTAGTGTTCCCCGAAGGGCGTTTTCTACCGATATGTAGGTGCCGGGGTCATAGGCGGGAAGTCCTGCTTTTATTCGAGCCTCGTTGCCTTTGAAACGTTCCTTGTATTCGGGGGTGTTGGTTAGCAGCGGCAGAACGGTATCGGGACGAATTTCCTCCACTGGAGTTTCTTGGAGGATGCGTTCGGCTGTCTTTTCAAGTGTGCCCAAACCGTAAAGGTTGAGGATGTCTACTAAGATTTGGCGGGCCTGCATCAAACAACCTTTCCGAAACCGCGCACGATGCTCATGGCCATATTGCGGTATGCGTCTTGGGCGTTCTGTGTCGTCTGCCAGTCAGACATTCCGCGAACGTATTTAGCCCATTCGTTTAGGTTCATCTGTCGTGTTGTGCCCGTGGCGGGGTCCGCAGAGTTGAACGCTGGGGAGAATTTGTCGCTGGTAAAGTCAATTTCTGATTCGGGTTTTTCCAAAAGTTGTGCTGCTACTTGCCGGTAGTCGTTGGTGACGCTACGAAGGTTGTAATCTTGGTCGATGTAGTCGGACAGGGAACGGTAACGGATTTTGGCGCGGGCTTTCAGTTCCCGTTTCACAGCCTCCAAAGTGCTGTCCCCAGTTATCAAGTTACTTGCAAACGTTTGCAGTTCTGTATCGGGGATATTGTCCAACAGAAGGTCTGAGGCAATTTTTTTGATTTGGGCGAACTGGGTGCTGGTCGTAATATCCATTTGAGCATCAACTGGCTGGGTCACCGCTTGGGCTTTGCGTGACTCGGCAATATATTGGGAACCGACCGCACGTTCAAACTGGAGGTCTGTCCGCCAACCGTTTTTGATGGATTCGTCGGCAAGCATGGTCATTGTTGCATCAGACAACTGAACACCAAGTTTTTGTGATGTTTCTCGAATCTTGTCGGTTTGCGCGGCAAGCGTGTTGTTCCACTCCGGGTTGGATTTTAGGCGGGTGTATTCTCGCATTGACACCGATGTGTTGTTCCACCAGGCGGTTTTGTACAGTTCTGTCAGGAACCGCTGCTGGCCTTGGGATGTGCGTGGGTCAATGTTTTTACGGGCGAAATCCAGCAATCCGCGTATTGAGTCGTCTGTTTCGTATAGCGAGGCAATCCATCCGTATTGACGTGACGCATCTTCGAGCCAATCAACGGTGGATTGTGTCCCGGTGCGCTTCCATCGCTTCCCGTTGTACGTGTATTCGGCTCCTTTCGGACCCGTGTAAATGTCACCCTTTTTGGGGTTGGCGGGTGCGCCTTTCGGGGTGAAGGGTTTATCAG